CATAAAGAAACAAGCATTATTATGTGAAGATGCTGATTTATTACTTGAAGCTGATGAGATTTATCAAAGAACTTTATATAAGATAAATGAATTTGAAAGTTCACAAGCAAGAAACGCTTCTCATTCGGAAGATCAAGACAATATTGGGAGTGCTCATGATAGGGAGAACTATCAAGAGCAGTTAGAACAACAAGAGTTAGCTAGAAAAAGTCAAGAATGGTTACAAGATAGGCCCGAATTGGTTGAAGGCTCATCTAAGTTTAATCCTAAGATACAAAGAGAGCTTGCCGAGTTTATAGAGCAGTTTGATTATGAACTTAGAAGGAACGGCAGAGAAGATGAGATTTTAAGCGATGCTTATCTCGATGTATTAGATGAATATATTGATAAAGTTAAGGTAAATCCTAAGAAAGACGGATATACTACTTCAAAAGTGGGTGGGGTTAGAAATAATTTCTCTAATAGCTCTCCAAGTGCTTCAACTAAGATTACGCTAACGGCATTCGATAAGAATTATGCTAAGAATTTAGGAATTAGTGAAAAAGAGTATCTTAAATATAAGATTGAAGATATGAAAGAATCAAGAAATAGTAGGTAGGATATGAAAAGTGAACGTGAATCACGTGGTTTAGACGTAAGGGCAGCTGAAAAACAAGATAAAAGAGCTAAGTATAATATGAAATATGTTAGTAGTACTGATATACCGGAACATGTTAAGAAACCGGGTTTTGAATATTATTGGGAAAGAACATCTATACGCGGTGCAACAGATTCGGCGTTAGATGCTGCAATTAGGAGGGGTTGGTCACCTGTCCCTATGGATAGAGATCCAAGTAGATTCAGTGATATTTTAGAAAGAAACCCCTTATCTCGTAAATATATGTGTCAAGGTGATGTTATTCTTCTTGAAAGAGAAAAAGAATTGTGCGATGAAGAAACAGAAGCAAATAACCAACTTTCTATCGAAAGAGTTGTGACTTCTCCTGCATATAACTATAAAGATAAAAACCCACAAGGTAATTCAATAGGGACAGTTAGATAATGGCATTTTACCCACCATCAGGAAGCGCACAGCAATTAGTAATGACTACTAATGTGCAGTTAGATTATCCTTATTCTACTAATACAACTAATACCACAGTAACCGACATCATAGATATTTCGGCAACAGTACCTTCATTAAACGTATATTTACCTAATGCCCAATTAACAGGTCCTGGGTTTTCTATTGCGTTTAATAACGTTGGGGCAAACGATATAGACATTGTATTGAATGACGGTGTTACTATTTTATACTCAATAGCTCCAAGCCAAGCAATTAGTATTTATTTGTATGACAATACTACTGTAAACGGTAATTGGAGAATAGTTGAGGTTGGTGGTGGAGTTAGTGCAATATCTTCACTTACTATTGAAAGTACTGATACGTCTATTAATGTTGCTAATGGTGCGGTAACATCCCCTAGTGGTACAGTGGATATAACATTACCGTCTATTATATCATCAATAACTGAATTAGGCTCGACTATCCCAGGGGTTGTGGTGATTAACCAAGGGGAATTAGCCCCGTGGAATGTTACTTTGATAGTCGGTACTAGTAACATTACTATTGTAAACCCTGATGGTGCTAATTTTGGCGCACCTATTGAAATTTCATTAGATGACTCTGTGGTTATATCTCAACTACAGGCAGGTAATGTTATTATTAATAATGATTCAATAACAAATACTGATGCTAATGGTGTTTTAAGTGTAACATCTAATGGAGCTAATTCAGCCCTTAATCTAAACAGTGTATTAATTACTCCCAGCGGGAAGATAAGCGGTGTTACTGAGTTAGAGATGGAGACAGGGAGTGAGTTTAAGTCGGCTAACGTAAGTAAAGCTTGGTGTAGGTTTACTAATACATCAGGTACAATAGCTGTTACATCTGCATATAATATATCTTCTGTTACATTAAATGCAGGGCAATACACAATAACATTCATTGATGCTATGGCTAACATTGAATATGCAGTATTTATTAGTTGTGCAAATAATAACAGTAGCCCGCCTCTTCAAACAAGAATGGGGTATGATATTATTAAACAGGAAGGTTCTCTTGTGATTGTGCTTACCGATAGTTCGGGTGAAAACTTACTAGATATTCCGGAAGGTGTTTCAGTAATGGTATATTCTTTAACATAATAAAATTTAGTATTGACAGTAACATTAATTATAGGTATTTTAATTAATGTTACAGTTTGTCTAACTATAAAAGACAATGAGTTAGCTTTTATCTCAGTAAAAAAGCATTCTGCCGTTTCAACGGGAAGCTTTAAGGCTTCATGGGTTTATCTAACCTTCTAATAGATAGTTTTCAAAAATTTAATAAATTATATTAAGGTAAAAAATATGGCTTATGGTGTAAATGCCCCTTTTGGGTTAAGACCTTACTCGCACTTGCTAGGTGGTGCAGACGATATAAGAACAAATAGCAATTATATTATAGATGTTACAACTGCATCTACATTAAACAAAGGTGATCCTGTTATTTATGCTCCTGCAATAGCTGATTCTGCTGTTGGACCATATAATAATGGTCAAAATTCTGTAATCACAAGACTTAATCCAACAGTTACACTAGATGCTGCAAACACCCCAACAACTATAACCACTGATCCACCTATTGTAGGTGTGTTTATGGGTTGTGAATATTGGGTTAACGGCACTTATTATAACCAAGAATATTGGGTAGCCGGAACTCCTGCAACATCAGTTGTTAAAGCGTATGTTATTGATGATCCGTTTGTTATTTGGGATATCCAATTAAGTACGTGGTTTGGATCAAAACAAGCTAACCCAGATCAATTCTTAGTATTACCGTGCATGCAATTACAAAATGCAACTTGGCCTAATACGGGAGCTGCTGCCGCAAACCCAACTGCTGCAAATAGTGCTATCATTGGTAGTAATATTGCGTTGCTAACAGGGCGAGGTCCTGTAGGAGCTGCTGGTGGAACAACTAGTTTGGGAACAGTTACAGTTTGGAATGGTGCTGCGCCAGTAGTAGCCGGTTTTAATGACAATCCGCTTATTGCTAATTATGGCACAGGCAATGCTCCATCTAACCCGTTGGGAATATCAACATTTTATGGTTGCCCTTCGCTTGCAGGAACAAACGCTAACCCTTCTGTTGCTGACGGACGGAATGAGTATGCTAGAAATGCAGGGACAGCACTTAAAGTATTAGGGTTTACTCCTGATCCAAGGAATGTACCTTCACTATATGGTATACCGAGTAATGCTGCTAATACAGGAACATACTTTAATACTCCTTTCTTAAATGTATTGGTTACAATTAATGACCATTCAAATAAGCCTGGAATTCAAAGTGTAACTCCTGCTTAAGTAATTAGAAATCAGGGTGCTTAATATAGTGCCCTGATTAATTGAAGATAAATATAAATTAAAATAAGGTAAACTAAAATGGCAATAAATACCGCATCGATCTATCCGTTGCTCAGACCAGGTGTAAAAGCTGTGATCGGTAATTACGATACATATCCTGACCAATGGAAAGCAGTATTTACAACTCACACTTCAGATAAAAAAATAGAATTTGAAGATGAGTTTAAATCATTAGGCATGGCTCAAGTTAAAGCAGAAGGAGCAGCTGTTGCTCAAGATACTATGGCTGTGAGATATCAAACTTCATACCTACACACTACTTACGGTCTTTCATTCGCAATTACTGATGAAGCAATGAAAGATAATCTATATTCAACACAGTTTCCTCAGCATTTAATAGCTCTTAGAAATTCACTTAGAGCCGCTAAGTCTCAGGTTGCTGCGAATGTATTTAACTTAGGTAATGTTACATTAACAGCAGACGGTGTTCCGTTCTTCTCAGCTAACCATCCATTAGATAATGGCGGTGTTGTTTCTAACCTTAGTAACGTTGCGCTTAGTGAGGTAGGGATTCAGAACGCTATTGTTGGTATTCAACAATTTAAGCAATTAAGTGGGATTCTAACTAATACAATGCCTAAAAAGCTTTTAGTTAGTCCGGCTAATCAATTTGCCGCAAGTGTTATCCTTGGATCTCAATATAGAACATCTGTGAACAGTGCTAATGGCAATACATTTGCTGGTGTTAACGATATTAATGCTATCTATAATGATAGTTATTTACCTGGTGGCTATACTGTTAATAATTATATCACATCTCCTACTTTCTCAGCTATTATTACTGATGCTGAAAGAGGCCTTATTCACTATGAGCGCGATAAGTTAGATCCATGGAATTGGGTAGATAATGCTACTAAAGACATGTGGTTTGCAGCAAAAGAAAGGTATTCTTTTGGTGTAACCAACTGGCGTTCAGCATACGCAATTTCAATGTAAGGGGTAATTATGGCAAGTCATAGCAGACCTTTAGCTAATATTCTTTGTAAAAACGCCCCTAAAAAGGGCGTTAAGAGAGTTGAAGCAGAGAAGAAGATAATTAAACCAACTAATAAAAAATAAATGTCTATTTTTAGAAAAAGTGCAAATATTCCAGCAGCGACAACTACATCCATAGGTGGATATGGAGCAGCTGTTCCTGTTGGAAGGTTAGTTTTAAATGGCCCTATCGTTTCACAGTATGGCACTGTTTCATTTATTAGTAACGGCTATGCATCATCTGTAACTATTCAGAGTGCCGGTAACGTTTCAGGTATTAATTTTACAATAGTTGGTACTGGTAATAACGGTGTTAATATCACCGAGGTTATAGTTGGTGCAAACGCTAATAGTGTCTTTACTAATAATTTATTTGAAACTGTTCTTAGTATAACTATTGATGCTGCTCCTCCAGGGGGAACTGGTTTTGCTATTGGGTCAAACGCTAATGTTGCAATAGTGCTTAATGGCTATAATACTGGTGCTAGTAATAACGTTAATGTTAATTACAGCACTTTAGTTAACTCATTAACAGCAGCAGGCCAATGGGCAGCAGGTGGGTTAATAATATATGGGGTAGCGGGCAATACGCCTTCATTAATTACTCGTACAAATTTGGCGCACGCAACTAGGGCTAATAATTATAAAGCTTTAAATGACCCGGCAGCTGCGACAACACAGGCTAATTTAAACGCCGGTCTTATTACACAAACAACATACCCATTTGGAGCTGTGGTCATTGCTATATTAAACGGTGTAAATACAACTCCCGCTTTTGTTGAAATAACACAGAGTTAGTTATATGATTAAAGATAAATTAAAGAAGTCTGCGACTGAAAGAAATGTTTTACGCAACGTTCTTAAGTTGAGTAATGGTAAAGTAAAACCTGAAAAGAAATCTTTTCATTCAACTGATTCTACTATTCGCAAAGAAGTCAACTTAAGAAAAATATTGAGAAGCCCTAAATCCAGAGGTAGATAATGCCTTTAGTAACATCTAACACATACAATTTTCAAACTTTAGAGAATGATGAATTAATCATTGAATGCTTTGAAAGAATAGGTATTTCAGGTGAGCAATTAGTACCTGTAAAGCTTAATTCAGCCAGAAGGAGTTTAAATTTACTCCTACTTGATTGGATTAGTAAAAGCACTAACCTGTGGACATTGAACACGGGTTATCTGGCATTAAACGCAGGTCAATCCAAATATGCAATGGAATCTACCATTACTGATATTCTTCAAGTTAATTTACGCACACTCACACGACAATTAAATGGCACAGCAGATACTAGCAATGGTGGAGTAGCTGCAAACGCTTTTGATGGTAATCCACTTACTGCGTGCACTCAAAATGCTATAGATGGAAACATTTCTTATGATTATGGGGTAGATGTTAGTCAGCAAATTAACTTTGTGGGTATCCAATCTAATGAAACTTTAAATTATACTATTATTGTTGAAAGTTCAGTTGATAACGCTAATTGGTTACCTTTACTTGTTATACCGCAACAAGAATATGTTATTGGGGTAACAAAATGGTTTGATGTTATTGTCCCTGTTAATGTGCAAGCATATCGAATTAGAGAAACAGGTGGGCTAACGCTTAACATTCAAGAAATTTATTTCACTAATAATATATTAGATTTGAAATTAAGTCCTGTGAGCAGGGACACTTATTTGTCATTTTCTCAGAAATTTATTCAGGGCAAACCTAGTTGTTATTATTTTGACAAACAAATTACGCCAATTTTAAATATATGGTATCCTCCGTTAGCTATGTATCAGGTATTACAATATTCATATATTAATGTGATGCAAGATGCAGGTGGGTTTTACAATATTGCAGATGTTCCATCTCGCATGTATCCAGCATTAACATGGGGGTTAACGTGGATGTTAGCTATAAAGTATAATCCACAAGTAGCTGCTGATATGAAGAATGAATATGAACAAGCATTCAGTGTTGCAACAGCTAATGATAGTGAGAATGTAGATTTGACTATTGGTGTTGATATAGGTGGGTATTATGAGAATTGAGAAGCGCAGATATCAGTGCGATAGAACCGGTGAGATGTTTGAAAAGTTGCATAAGCAATTTGAATGCAGGTGAAGGTAAGATATGGACAGGTTTGTGGGTGGGTGCTAAATATTTAGATAAACCTCAAGAACAACTACGTGTTCCTATTGTAAAAGATGATCCTAAACCGGTTCCAAATCCAAGGCCATTTACACCTGGGCAATTTGTTAATTAATATATAGGTTGCCATGAGTGATCCGAATACACTGCGAATATTGGAGTTGGATGGAGGGGGTGAACGAGGTTATTTATCTTTAAATTTTCTTATAAAGTTTATTCAACAATGGGGAATTGACCCTAGTGAGATATGGAAACATTTTGATGTAATTTGCGGAACATCTATAGGTGGCATATTATCTTTAGCGCTGGCATTTGGTAAAACTCCAGATGAACTAATCACTTTTTTTACAACAGATGGTCCATTATTGTTTAGCACGAACGGAACACCTTCTAATAGGGCAACGACTATTGATAAATTACTTGCTTTTGCCCCTTTAAATCCTTATTCTGGTGTTCCTTTTTATTCTACTCAGGGGACTGAATATACTTATGGTTCTAATTTACTTGTGACTAAGCTGCAAAATATGTTTACAACAAATACGATGCAGAACTTACTTACAAATGTTATAATTCCATCTTATAAAGTTACTTTAAGGAACGATCTAACATTATCGTCCGGAATATACACATTGTGTTCCAATAAAAATATACCTGGTTTTGTTGCTCAAAATGAGTTAATAAGTAATGTGGCTCTTGCGACATCCGCTGCTCCTTTCTATTTGCCATCATTAAGTGTAACGGCAACTAATCCTAATGACAGCTCATATTTAAATGGCAGGTATATTGATGGGGGCGTTTATGCTAATAACCCAGCTTTATTTGGGTGGAATTTAGCTCAGATATTAAAACCTACTGCGCGCCGTTGTTGCATTTTATCTATTGGAACAGGGCTTGGTGAAATGGGGTTTGACGAACAAACAACACCTTCACCTAGTTTAACAGCTAATGTAGATCCGCTTGTAAGTATAAGCAACTTGTTTGCTCTTTTTGATGTTGCAGCAACAGGTGGTCAAGAATCAACAGCAAAGAGTTTATTGCTTGAGTCTTCTTATACATTAAATAAATTATATTATTATCGTTTTCAACCAATTCTTGATCCAACAAAAGATACTGAGCTTGATAATACTGATTCAGATATTCTACAGTATTATGTAGACACCGCTAATACCTGGTTTAACGATGATATTGATAATATCAATACGTTTATAGGGCATTTAACTGCATGAGAAACTTTTATGATGTTCTACATAATTTCATATCACCGGTAACAGGGTGCGTGCTTGCTGATCCTGAGTATGTTCTTGTCGGCAATGATCAGGGCATAGCTATACCATCTCCTGACTTAATTGACCTAAGATTAGATCAGATTAATCTTAGAGTGGACTTTGACACTCTTTCATCTGCTTATTTTATTGTGGGGTTTGAAAATGCACAATTACCAAATGCTCAAATTTTGTATAATATGTCGGATGGCTATTTATATAATACAGCTGGCATTGTTAGCACAACTTCAACTATACCTATAACATCTTTGCCAGATTTAACTGAAAATAACGTCTGGGTAGGTAATAATGTCAATAGACCTGTTGAAACACAGAGAGTAAATGTATTGAATTTACCTGCGTTTTTAACAGCTGAGTTAATTAATCCTCTTAGCATTCCCCCTGGTGCTCCTGTTAACTTTGGTTTAAATAATTTGTACATAGGTAATGTACCTCTTATTCCGAATATAAGTGAGCCCATACAGCCTGAAATTACCTTACGGTTAGACCCAAGTAATTTACCTAATTTACCTAAAGGTAAATTATGGTTAGGGGCAATTAATTATGTTCCCCCTATAATCACTATTGATGAGATACCACCTTATGTGCATGTTACGGGCAGCTTAAACTGGGATGGAAGAGGTGCGTTAGTTCCTCCTTTTGGGGGCAATGATTATGCTGTACCTGAAGCAATAGGTCTGAACCCTAATGAATTGTTCGTAGGAAATACAAATTTACTTAATTATGGTGAGATAACGACAACAATTGCTCTAAATATTGTTAATTTACCTAATTTAACAACAGGTAAAGTTTGGCAAGGTGATGGGGAAAACAGGCCCATTGAGGTTGATATTGCACCTAACGATGCTTCATACATTGTTCAAAAAGTTGATGTAGCTTTACCTAACGCTCAATCACTAGGTACTCTTAGTAGTGGTTTATTAAAGAATAATTATAGTATTGATACAGGTGTGTTGAGCATAGCTATATCCGGGGTTGATTATATTAACTTAAGCCAATATGAATTTTTAGAAGGTGAAATAGGTGCTCTACAAGTTGAAGTTGACGTGCTTCAATTTGAGATAGCTCGAATACAAGAAGAACTATTGTTTATTGTAGAAGTAACAATAGCTGGGGCATTACTTACTATTGTTGCTATTGAAGCTGAATTACTAGTTTTGCAAGGTGAAATAAGTGCAATAAATACAAGAATAGATGATTTAACATTAACAAATATTCCTGCGGGAACTGGTCCTATTGATTTTGCAGGAAATAGGTTAGTTAATTTAGCTGATCCATCTACTGATCAGGACGGAGCTACTAAAAAATATGTTGATGATACTGTAGCGGCTGGGTCAAGTATAACATTAACTGGATTTGTTACTGGTGGTCCTCCAGTAAGTGGTGTAATATCTACAACAAGAACCCCGGACGATTTAGAC